TGTTTTTTTTATTGTTTACCCAAATATATAAACATTTAATTAACAATTCAAAAGCATTAACAAAACTTTAACAAATTAATCTGTCCTTATTATTGCGTGTGCGTGTATACAAAAAATAATTGAGACTAACAAAATATTTTTGGTTTGGCTAATGGATTATTAGCAAAAGATATTTGACTAAAGCAAAAAGTATGTTATTTAGAATGAATCTAAATAGAGGGAAAAATGAGGAAAAATACCTACTATGTTTAAGGACCTACTATGTTTAAGGGGATAGAAAAATACCTACTATGTTTAATGATTACAAGACCTACTATGTTTAACGATTACCTAATGACATACTTGCCAGAGTTCTGGCCTTGTATCAAGAACGTAAGCCCATACCTAATAGCATCAATGTAATGTTCATAACCAATATTAGGTTTAGTATTCTTCTCTTGCCAAACATAATTGTTTAGTTCTCTTACAATACCATGAGAGTTTCTATCTACTATAATTTCATAGTCTTGCATCAATGCGATTCCTGACAATATGCTTCCTTTCTTTTTTATCGTAGGCCTTATGTTTAAGTCTGCTTTTTGTTTAATCTCTTTTATAAGTCTAGGCTCAGATGAATCACATATAATTAAATCAGCTCCACATTCCATCTTATTCTTCATTGCTATTTCTGTTGTAGATAATCCTGCCTTACCATAGATTTCTTTTACATATAATTTACCTAAAGCCTTATCTACTGATATTTTACAAAGCGTTGTCAAATCAACCGAAAATCCAAAGTCTTGACAATAGCAAGTAGTTTCTGTTTGTATGTAGTCTCCTACCCTCCAGTTCTTAAAGATAGCTCCTTCTGCTGCTGAAAGCCAACCACCAAGTATCTGATGTTCATATTTGTCTGGTCTCTTTAGCTTCATTTCAAATATCTGTTCTAAGAATGAATCAGATAAATTCTCTTTATTATCTTTATAACTTGTATGTATATAAGTAACTTTATTTGTTGAACCATTCCAACCTGAATTAACATTAGAACTCTGAAAGAACCTTTGGTATATCCAGTGTTCTTTAGTTGTAGGATTTAATATAAGTATACATCTATTCTGTTTAGTTTGTGACCTTACAGAGAAATCAATCTTATCAAAAGAAGATTCATCTGTTAACTCCTCAGCTTCATCAATAACAAAGGTTGTAACGCCATTTAGAGACTTCAGGGCGGCTGTTTGATTACCACTTGATGTTCTGATACCTTTGAAGATTATTGAACTTCCTGTAGTCATATTTATGATTTCATCTTTAGTAATTCTAAAGTGGTCATTTACTCCCATTAAGTCTATCTTCTCAATAAACTCTGGAATAATAGAAGTCTGTGCTGATATCATTGTATACCTAGTAAACAAAACTTTATGGCCTTGTTCATAAGTTAATGACAATAAGAATACAGCTACACCAAATGATTTACCAGAACCTCTACCTCCAGTACACACAAAGTATCTACTCTTCTCTGTAAATAAAGGACTGTATTTTTCGTTTAGCTTTAGGTTATTCATTATTTAATTCATCAATGTCTACTTCTTCTGATTCTATATCTATTGTATCTTCTAACTTCTCTACTTGATTTGCTGAAGCATAGAAATTAATTACAGGCACATCTAACTTCTTATTAGTATTACCTTCACTACCATCCTGAGGTTTACCATATCTATATTGCCATAATAAATTCATGTGTGCAAAGGAATCTTTAGCCTGTTCTGCTAATGCTTTCCAAGCTTCTTCTTCACTACCAAAGACATCCTTCATTGCATTTAATGCGTAGATAGATATCCTTTCTTTCTTTGCTGGTGTTAATTGTGAAGAGGATTTAATCAATTGTTTCTTTGGTCCATACTTATCTCCTTTCTTTCTTCCATTATTCTTTCTACCATCATTAGGTTTTATGTATGCTGAGTTTTGTTTTGCTCGTGCCATCTATCGTATAATTTTGTATATAGTTTCCATATTTCTCTACTAACTTCTTTATTAGTATACACCTCTTTGGTTATTGCTTTCTTGTCTCCAAGTTCTATTCCAATTTTACATTTAGTTCCTTTATTGTTTTGAGGTATAATGTATATCTTATATCCCTTTTCTAAACACCAGCTCTGTGCTTTAAGATTGTATAATATCTTTCTCATCTAATACCTTAGACATTTTTACAATAGCATCTAGCTTAGTATAAACATCTTCCCTTCTTGCATCAGGAATACCATTATACAAATCAATAAACTTTCTATCCATGATACCTTCTTTTGTTTCTTTAATCTCACTTCTTAATTTAACATTCTCTCTTAGTAATCTTGAATAGTTCTCAAATATACTTTCTGAATCGTGTTTATTAGAAAATTTATAATCCTGATAAAGGTCTTGTAAATGGCCATCGTATTGCATAACTATAGGAAATACATTATTAATACCATGAATCACTGTAGCATGGTCAACTCCAACACTAGCTCCTATATCAGTTAAACTAAGTCTAGTATATTCTTTACATAGTTTAAAGTATACTGCTCTTGCATATACAGCATTTCTTTTTCTAGTCTTAAAACTCAAGTCTATTCCTAGACAACTCTCCATATAATTTCTTATCTCTTGTGTTTGTAGTGTACTGTTTAAATCCATTGTTATTTTCTTAATTGATTAATACATACAGCTAATCGCTGTTCTCTTAGTGGGTACTCTTGTTTCATTGTTGCATCTGTCATACATCTGCTAACAAAAGCATCTTCACTTTCCTGTGGTCTTTTTTTTGGTATCGGCATAATTTAATTTTATTTCTTGTTTATTTAATTTATTACTCATTAATGTTAATAGCATAAAACCCATATGGTCTATTGCTTTTTGTATTCCTGCACACTCCCAGTATAATTCTTGACTTGCATATTCTTTCAATAACTTTCTTAAATCATTTATTGACATGCCATCTTCCAAATCATACATAGCTAAATTAAAGTATTCATCTTTAATAGATTTCCCTTTAGAGTGTTTCATGTGTTACATAATTATCCAGATTAGGTATTTCATCTTGAAAGAAATACTTATACTGTTCTATTGCTCTATCTAATTTCTGCAATCCAGTTCTCATAAATTCATCTGAACAATCACATATCATTATATCTTTTGTGTCTTTATCTACAACAACAAATATAAAAGCATCTGCATCAAACATCTTTGTATATAAAGCGGCCTGTAAATCATAAGAGAAATGTTTAGCACTCCATTTGAATTTAGAGATGTCTCCTGTTGTTTTTAAGTCAATAATAACATTACCATTTAAAACATCTGCTTTACCTCTGAAAGGCAACCCTTCTATCATTGAAGCTTGAGGTACTTCAAACTCAGCACCTTTCAATAAATTAGTAACCTCACTACATTTAAGAACTGAGTCAGCTATTCTATTAGCATTATTAAATTCACTTCTCGTGTAAACATTAGCTGAACCTAATTCAAGTACAGCTTCCTTAAATGCTTTAGTTGCTTTAGAACCATCTACTATAGTTAAATCCTTTACTTTATGTGGCTCAAGTACAGATAAATGTACAAGCCTTCCATCTCTTAGTGGTTGAGCATCAGAATTCATATTAAGCGATTTAAGATAGGCTTTAGGGCTTTGTAGTAGCTTCTTAGCTGAAGAGGAAGATAATGCATTAGAGCCTAAGTAACCATAGTAAAACTCATCATCATACATCTTTTCTATGATGTCTATATACTTCCATTGTTTGTTATCAAATGTTGTTATCATAATTTTAATTTTAAGCTAATATACACTTTTGTTAATTAAATGTTGTTAAAGACTTGTTAAATTTTATGTTGTTTCTCAATCTCCTTCTGTAAATTAGCTAATGCTCTCCAAGCTACTTTAGCTGAATGTCTTATACCATCTGAGTCTATTGTTCCAGCTTCAAGCAAATGTCTAGCAAGTGCATCTAATTCATCTCCAGATTTACTTCTATCCCAATGCAAAGGCTTATCTGGATTATGCTGATAGTTTCCTGCATAACTGCATTTAGCTACTTCTTTAATTGCATCAGGAAAGTAATTCAATACTCCTGAATAAACAGGTATTTTCTTTCTGTCTGTCATTATATATATAATTTATGTTAATATCATAAGAAGAAGAACAGGTCCAGTCTAAAAAGATAGTTTCTTTATATTCCATGATTCTCCTAATTTATTTAATACTTCAAGTAAAGGACCAGTTCTCTCTGACCATTTGCCTTTATAGTAACATACCTCTACAACACATTCATTTAAAGGAATGTCCCTTGTATCATCTTTAAAAGAATGAACGACCTTCAGCACAATGGCTTTCTCTTGATTATGCCAAGAGTCGTTTATCCTTTCTAATAATAATCTTTGGCCAGTAGGAATCCTATTTCCTTTTCTTTTTACCTCAATCAATATTAAAGCATCGTTATTAAATTCAAGTACAGCATCAATATCAGAAGGATGTATCTTTCCATTTTGTATGCCAGTAAAATCAATAACTTGCTTCACTTGCTTTGAATTTCTTATTAATGATTTATTTGTAAGCATCTACAACTTTCTTTAACCTAAGTACTATACTTCTAACACAAGAAGAACAAGATGAAGGTTTATTATTTTTATTGAATATTCTGTTGCTTATTTGATAAATCTTTTTAACTTCTTCATTATTTAAAGTATTCTTATTTTTAGCAAATAAATTTACTAAATAATCATACTCTTCTTCATTTAAACATTCTAACTTATTATGTCTAAATACTTTATTAAGAGCTTCCTTTCTAGCATCACAACCACAATCTTCTCCAGCTATAAATTTGACTAGCTTTTTAATTCCTGTAGCTTTAGTAATCTTTTCAATATCATCTCCTAATCCTTTTGATTTTGTTTCTTGCATCGCATTAAAGTTTTTCTTCCACTCTTTGTATGCTTTGGTTCTTTTGTCTTTTGGTTCTTTCATAATTTATTTATTTAAAGTAAATGATAATCTCCGTTTAAGTAATCTTCTATATCTTCTATAAATTTGTTTCTAAGTATTGCTTTGTAATTCTTTATAGAATTAAAAATACTTGTTAAACTAATGTTTGCTCCTTTAGATATTTGTCTTAAAGACATATCTCCTAAGTAATATGTATTACATAGTTTAGCATCGTAAGTGTGCCAAGAATTAATCTCTTTAGCTAACTTCATTGTTATTTTATAAAAGGCCTCTTCCTTTTCAACATCAGTATCTAAGTACAAATAATCTGCTTTATGTATTGTATCAGCATCGTCTGTTTCAAGATAACTGAAAAAAGTATATTTGTTTTTAGCTTTCTTGTAGTCACTGTATAAATTTCTTAATGTAACATAAATATAAAATCTATTTACATCATCGTCTCCATACATTATTTTTCTTTTATCAGTAACTAATCTATTTATTTTTAAATACATTTCTTGTACTATATCTTCACAGAGATGTTTAGGACATCCCATATTAGAAACCATCTTTACCCATAACAGATGATTACTAGCTAACAATTCTAACATACTAATATTTTAATACTAAAGTTATTAAATCCTCCTTGTCATAGTATTTTTCTAGGTTCTTTATCTTAATGATATTTTGGTCCTGTTCAAATACAATCCCTTCTAATGCATCCATAAATGCTTTGTTTAAATTATCGTGTAAGTCTGGTTTTGTGGTTTTTGGAACTTTACCTGTTCTTCTTTTCTTTGGTGTTGATTTTAGATACTTAAATTGATAAGTCAATCTCTGTATTGTTATTTCTGTACCTGCTGGAATCATATTAAATCCTTTAGGTAATTGAGCTATTGCTAAAGCTCTTATTGCAACTTGATAATTAATTATTTTCTTAGGTTTATAAGCAATATTATTCCTGCCAATTCTGACTGACTGGTGAGGAACAGGCTTTATATTAAACGTAAGTTTTAGTTGCATCTATATTATTTTCTTCTATAACTTCATATAAGTCATCAACTATTTCAGGATGACCTTGTTTATTTATTTTAAAACTAAACTTGTCAAATGGGAAACCTCTACTTCTTCTACATTTAACTGTAACCATTTCATCATTTACTGTGTTTAATTCTAATTGAATTTGTGTTTCTGCTTTCTTTTCTAAGTAAGAACCTAAATGTCCTGTAGGTTTCTCTGTTCCATAGTTACTATGTATTACTGTAACTATATGACAATTTAATTCTTCAGTCCATTTCATTAGCTTTTGTATAACCATGCTAGATTCATCTAAGTTGTTTACATCAGAAACTAAATCAGCTATACCATCTATAACAACTAATCCTGCATCTTGTACTTTATGATATAAAAAGTATTCTATAAACTTTAATCTATCTTTATTGTTTAAGGTCCTTAATCCAAAAGTATGATAACATTCATCACTTAGTCCAGTCATATCTAATACTCTTCTAAATACTTTATGTGCGTGAAATCTACCTTGTTCTGTATCAAAGTGAACTAAACATCTTTCGTTTCTATGACCAATCATTCCTTTCGCATGACTATCTAGTTTACCTTTAAGATATACTGCTGATAGTAAACTAACAAAGAATGTTTTCTTAGATTTAGGAGGAGCTGCAATAAAAGAGAAGTTACCATAAGTACCTATTGGTATTGGATAAACTTCACTTCCTGCTCTAAAATTTCCCATGCTTATAGCTATTGGAGGATATTTAACTTCTTTATTAGGGTCAATATATGCCTTATCCTCGATATATTGCATATACTGTTGTTCTTCATTTGTATAGTCTCTTATTGTCATTGTGTGTGTGTTTAAATATAAGGGGGAAATTAATCCCCCTTTTTATTTAGAATAAGTCTCCCTCTGCTGATACTTCAGTAGGTTGAGCCTCTCTTTCTGCATTTACTATTGAGCCATTGTTCCAGAATACCTTTCCGTTTCCTAGATACTGTTTAGGCTTACCAGCCTTTCTTTCCTCTTCAGTTTGTGCATCAAACATAGAAACATTGTTTCCATATTTTGTGTCATCATTAATTGCTACTGTGAAGTTATAATAAACTCCTTTTTTACCTTTAATGAATTTTTCTTTAGGTAATTTACTTACATCTAAAGACATTGAAATTAGTCCTGCCATAATTTAAGATTTAATATTAGTTAATTTAGATTCTACAGTTTTAGATACATTAAATTTCTTTTTTATATCTATAATGTTTCCACCCTTTTTAATATAAGCTATTGCTTTATTAAATTCAGGAGTTCCTTCATTAAGCCATTTAAGACTTGAAGTTGCATGATTATTAGTTGAATCAGCATCCTTAGTATCATCAATTAATAAAAGGCCATTTAAAGCATACTTTCTAGCATAAGAACTAGAACTACCAAATGACTGAGATATATCCATACCTTTCTTATTAATATCAATACCAGCTTGTGCAACTGATTCAATCTTTCCATCTGTACCATGTAGTATAGCCCTAGCTTCTACATAACAAATACCTGATGGTGTCTCATGAATAGTATCAGTTAATGTAATTGATAACTCATACTTACTCAATAGAGGTTTAACAGCTTCCAAGATATCTTCTTGATTTCTGTACCTGTACTTACCAAAACTATTGTATTGGTTTTTTGGTGCTTTTAATTCTGTTTGAATTGCAATCACCTTTTGTTCAAAATTTAATGTTTTTGACATACTTGTTTGTTTTAATGCAATATACAACTTTATTTTATATCTACAAATCTTTTGGATATAACCTCAGTTGTAAGGTCATCTACTGCGTGTTTATAATAATTTAACTCTGAGGATTTATACATAACTTTTAATTGTAATTCGTTTACATAAAAAGCTAGTTCGTTTAACTGACTTATAATATCGTCTATATGTCTTTCACTTATTCTACCTTGTCTAAGTTTAAGAATAGTATTTGACAACAAGACAAACTTGTCATAATAATTAATTTCCAATTCTGTTGGCTTATCAACTATAATGTCTGTTCTCATACAATTCAGTTTTTACTACTTGTTTATATGCTTCAGGACAATCCTTATCACATAGCTCGAATATAAAAGTTTCTAACTCTGATATTCTTTTATTGCTTTTAGTTAGCTCATTTACTAGAGCTTCTATTCTGCAATCTTTAAATCTTAATAATTCTTCCATTGTTTT